ACACCCCAGATGTCAAAAGTGTTTGATTGAATACCGAGTGAACCAGTACGAGAGTTAAAAGTAGTGCCAGAAGAAACCCAGAGGTTAATGGCACTAAATGAAGTGTTTGCTGTTGTTCCTATAGTTTTTCCAGAAATTGAAGGCACTGCTACAGTTACAGAATAGCGAGCCCAAGAGGTCGAAATGGTAACTTGTCCTGCATAAGTTGCAGTAGATGATGAAGGTGATCCACCAGAACCAAAATACTGTTCAACTTCTACTGCTATTTTAGGTGTTCCTGTTGCAGCCTTAGCCCAAAAAGAGATAGTAACAGTTTGACCAGCAATGGATCTCACATCTTCAATGAATTGCTCAAAGAGAGTAAAAACACCAGCAACGCTTTGACCAGTTGTAACACATCTTAAAAAGTTTCTTGCCTCATAACCAGCAACAGGCGCGGCTCCTGGTGTAAAAGTTTGCGCTGAAAAAGTAGCCGTACCACTAGAGCCATCAGTTACATTTTGCCAACGGTCAAAACCATAGCCTGTTGCAGTAGATGATGAGAAATTTCTTTGATTTACAAAAAAGTCACCATTGATAATGCGATTCTTTCCAGCATAAAAGTTATTGGTCTGGCCAATAAGGTTGATAGTGCCATTGGTCGAATTGATGTCATCGGCCGAAAAGACATCACCATTGGCATAGGTGGTTTTGGCTGGTAATCCTACTGGCATGATTGTTTCTCCATAGTCCTATTCTAGTACATCACATCAAGTAATGGCTCTTGCGTGGTCAAAACTGTAACCCAAGTATTAGGGGTGATGCTGTGGCTAATCCCCTGACATTGAAGCTTCTTCACAATGGTTGTGCCTGACACATTCACATTCGTAATCTCCATTGTGTCAAAGTAATCAAGATCCAAAGCTGCTGCCACTCCTGCTCCATAGCCCAAAGTTACAAGATCCAGAGTAATTGACTCAATACGGATAGTGGTGTCCTTACGGGTTGTGACATAGGCAGTTGCTAGGGCTAAGGCATTGGCATCTGTCTGCATAAGCATCTGGTCGGCTGTAATCGAGTGCAAGAAGTATTGGCTTACAGAAGTAGCATCTGAGAAAGTCTGAGCTGTGCCGCCTATGCGAGTGACTGTGGCCTGATTGACAATCGTCTTGTCATCATGGGCAAAGACTATACCTGCATAGTTAATGTCTGTAGATCCAACAGCATTTGAAAACTTTGTAGGTGCTACAGCTTGAGCATCATAGACGAACTGGCGATTCTTAAAGACTGCATTGCCTGCCTTGTCCACATAGAAAGCACCCTGCTCTGTGAACTCGGCTGTCTGGATGGCTGTAAGGCCCGTACGCACCGTTGCAGGGTCAGCCACACATGTTGTATTGCCTGTCTGGATTGATCTCTGGCTAGCAGGCCAGCCGACTGTATTAAGTATCTTGTCGATGCGTGTGCCTGTGTCTTGTCCAGCAGCTTGTCCCGTGACGGTAGTGACATTGGAGTTGAACAGCAGCTTAAATCCATCTGAACAAATGAGATCGACATAGCCGATTTCCTGAGATGTCGGAAAAGTGTAAAGGTATTCAGTTATGTAACCCTTAAAGATTGGATAGTTTGTTGATGAGTAATTTGCTGAAATCTGAATAGAGCGTAGAGGCACAAGATTAGGATAATAAGGGCTTGAAGTGTTCTGTGGGTTCCAATCACCATTCTCATCGATGATGCGAACGGTTGCTGTGCCTGAGAGATACTTATCCTGAAATAGGTTGCGCTCTTTGCGTGTATCTATCTTGGAGACTTGAGCAGATACATCCACAATGACAGTAGAGCCAGAAGCAAACTCAGCAAAGCCTAGACGAGATGAACCCAACACAAAGGCTTCACCAAATGAGGCTCCACCAGTTAGGTTAATCTTTACAATAGGGGTTGCTGGTAGTGCCATTAGTACGCCGTACTGTAATTAACTGGAGTACCAGATGCCTGCTGTGCGTAAAGTCCTTGAGTAATTGCTGCGACTAGATCGCGCTCTGTAGTAACTGATCCTGTGACATTGACATTGACTACAGTGCTAGCACCGCCCATAGATCCACCCATGCTCATCTGATTAAACATTCTTGCAGCTTCTGGGCCTTCTGTAAATGTTCCGGCCATGCTTGGCGGTAAAGATCCCTTTGGCAATAACGGACTGCCAAATAGTGTGGTCTGATCTTCTGGTGTTAGTTTCAAATACTGATCGATAATGCCTTCAATTTCGGCACCTGTAGAACCTTTACCCAATAGCTGAGGTGGTGTTTTGGCTATCTTGGCTAGCATTGCCAATTCCATTGCCATAAGTTTCAAAGTCTCTAGCCATGCAGTAAATGGGTTTTCGATGTCATTCAGACCAATCATGTCACCGCGAAGGGCTGCTAACTTCTGAGCATTGGCCACCATGCTGCTAGATAGGCGAGCAGCAGCAGTTATGTTGCCTTCATTGATGGCAGCCTCTAAGTCATAAATGTCTTTCTTTAAGGCTATGCGGGTGCGTTCTTCATCTGTAAGTTTGCCCTGTGCGGCAGCAGCTAATTGGATGCCTTCTTCGTCAAAAACCTTTTGGCCTTGAGCAAGAACTAGAGCAGCTTTATCAAGGATCTCTTGCTTTCTCTTGTCAGCAGTGAGTTTCTTTTGTGTTGCTAATCCCTTGACTTTAAGAAGATTTAATTCTTTCTGGCGCTTTATTGCATCTTCTTCTAATTTTGCCAATAACTTTTGGAACTTTTCATCCGCAAGATTTACAGGATCTGGCTTTGGCTTAGGTTGTGGCTGAGGTGTAAGACCGCCTTGCTTTCCTGCAAAACCCATAAAGATGTCTCTAGGTAAATTCTTTAGTGTCTTGAACACTCCAGTAAATCCACCAATAACTGTGCCTGTTGCTACTGTGACTGCTGCAAGGGCTTTAGCAATAGTTGTAATAGCTGTTGCGGCATCACTGGCTTCAGTGCCACCACCTATGCGAGCAAAGGCAGCAACTAATCCTTGACCAATGATTTCAGATGCGTTGCCTGTTGCTACTCCTAATACTTCCATTTGATAAGATGTTGTACTTAGATAATCTTCAGCGGCTCCTGCGGATCTTCCAAGAATAATTCCTAAGATTTCATTAAATGACTTAGTGTTTAATTCTGCTCTTGTAAGACCTGTGTTGTACTTTGCTAATCCACGAGTAATACCAACATAACCTTTGCCTAGATCCTGTGTAACTGTGGCAAGATCAACACCAGATGCTCGGCTAATTGTTATGGCATCATTAAGAAGTTTTTGAGATTGAGTCAGTGAGCCAGTAGTAGTAAGCAAACCCTGAAATGCTGGCCTTAAAACATCATCGGCAATAGCAGCAGATTTTTCAAGATTGCCAATGTAATCAGCAATTTGAGGATTAGCAAAGCCAATACCTAAATTCTCTACAGCTCTATTAAGTCTTAATGCAGCGGCTTCATCTTGAGCATAAGCCTTTACTGATGCCTTGCTGTAAGCAAGGACTGCAGTTGTACCAAAAGCAATACCAGCAGCTCCGGCAAATCTTTTAACACTCTTTGTAAGCTTTTGAGTAGCAGTATCGGCTTCTTTGAACGCCTTTTTACCAGTGAACTCCGTTGCAATGTCAATGACTACATTTGCCATGATTAACCTCTCACCGTAGATCGAGCGTTAAGTTTTTTTGCCGCGATCTGGATTGCTTCTAACACTGCAACTCTGGCTTTGCCATTGTTTTCATCGTAAGCACGAAACAAAGCTCGGCCTCTCATTTCATTTTGGCCACGCATTGGACCACCAAATTTAGCCATTTGATTCTTTACAAATTGGCTCTCTGGACTTTTACGCCCCATTGTCTCGTAAATGGCTCCGGCGGCGTTACCGTTAAACACGCGAGCCAAGGATCTAAATCCTCTGCTGTTAGGCTTAGATGGTGAAGTTTTATAGCCAATCCCAGACTTAACAAAGTTAGGATCAAAGGCTGGAAATCTTGCCTCTGACATCTGGCGTGGTAGCCATCCGCTTAGAACTTGACCGCGATCTGGAATGTAACCTTTAGCGGATTTAGTAATTGGCTTTAATGCGCCAGCAATTTCTGTGCGCATACCTTTAGCCAAATCTGGTGTAAATTCTCTAAGTGACTTGCGAAGAT